TTTTACTCATACCTGAATTGTTTTTAGTTTGTCTTTTCTCCCAAGTTCTAACACAGGCTTTCCACGCTTTCATTTTGTTTTTACCTATCTTCCAGTCTTTACTTTCATAGAAATCGTAAAAAGTTTCTGCATCTATATTATTCTTTCTTTCAATACAATACTCAGCAATTTCATTAATAGTTGGTTTTTTAAAACGCCCTTTATTATTACTATCTGTAAGATTAATATTAATACTTGTATTATTATCCTTAAACTTTTCTTTAATACCCCCCTTGTCGTTTTCTTTAATACCCCCTTTAAGAATACTTAAATACCTCCTATCAATTTCTTTAGTACCCCCTTTATAAGTGTAACTAGATGATATATAGCCATTTGAGATTAATTCTCCTACCCATTTAGAAATAGTTACTACACTCTTCCCATAAAGATTAGAAAAGTATTTGTTAGTTGCAAAACATTCTCCATTCATGTTGAGTAATGCAGTAACCTCTGCATATAATAACTTAGCATTTGCTGTTAGATTTTTATCGTATCTAACCTCAGCACTTATTATAGCATAGTAGTTTGGTTGTTGTTTCATTGTTTAGTTATTTTTTTTTATTTCTAGTTCATAGCACTCTGTATATGTTGACATAACCACAGTCCAATCACTTACCTCTTTGTGAGTAAACCAGCAAAATCTTGCGTATAAGCCATTCAAGGGCTGAACGAACAGATAGTGCGTAACTTTCTTTTTAGTGTTGTTATGGGCTTTAAAATTGACTCTAAGGGCATTTCCATTGCTTCTTACGCCTTTAACATCAATATAATTTAATTCTCCAATACCTTGCATAACTATATCAGCATCAACTACTGGATTTTTATCAATGATTGGAGCAACCTTATATTCAACACCTTTATTATTCTCCATTAAATGTCTGCCAATAAGTTCAGCAAATATTCCTAGACTTTGGATTTTGTGTTCTTGTTCTCCTCTGTACTTTTCTGTGTCTTTATTATATACATGAGCAGATAACATACTCCTCACCTTAGCAAGTTCATCAGATAAACCAATGAAAGTGCTAGGGTAAGTTGTTTGTTTCCACTTAATCATTAGAAAGGTAAGTCATCATCTTCAGTTGTTGCTTTAACTTTCTTGGAAGATGTTTTATTATCTTTTGGTGGTTCGTAATCATTTACATAAGCGTAATGAGTTGCACCTTTTTCAGATGGTTCTCTTCTTTCTGATATAACCATTGATACCCATCCATTCTTTGAGTTCGCTTGTAACTCATCCATTTTAAAGTTAGCGACCATCATAGTCCCATACTTTGTTTCAATGTTTTTAATACTACTTGGTAAGTAGATTTTCTCTTTTTTCTCTTTCATGTTTTAATTTATTTATTTTATATAATTTGGTTAGTGATTCTTTTATTGTTTTATGTTGCTTTTCTAAGCCTTCTATCTCCTCATCTATTTCTACCTCTATAATCCTATTCTCAACTCTTTCAAAGTCTTTGGTATCTTTCACATAGTTATTGTAAAAAAATTCAAATTGTCTTGTGTGATGAATAATAGAAGAATGATGTAGGTTAGTCGCTTGTGCTATTTGGCTTAAAGTTAAACCAAACACTTCTCTTAATACATAAATATACATTCTTTTAGCAAAGATAATATTCTTTTGTCTGCTTCCTAAAAAAATTCTATCCTTCTCTACATTGTATATATCTGCTATTTCTTCAATTATTATATCATGATAATAATCGCTAAACTTTAATCTTCTTCTTCTCATGTTTAATATTTTATTTTATGTCGTACACTATTGTATCAACTATGTCTTGCATCTCTAATCCAATGAAGTCTGCTAATCTTTTAGCGTGTATAAACCTCATGTTAGTTGGTGTTTCAATAAACTTCTTACTTGTAAGATAGTTAACTTCCAACACTTTACAAAGCCTTAAATTAGATATTCCATATATCCTAAGTAAAGCCTCAAACTCATTTCTGGATTTTCTGATTTTATCTAAAGAATATTTATTTGTCATTTCTTAATAAGTATTTTTCAATTTTCCATTTCTCTACTTTAAACTTAGTTTTGTCTGCGTAATAGAAATCTACTAATTGGTTTTTATTTAAGATTTGAATTATACTATCCTCAAGGATTTCACCCAATATATGTTTATCATGCCATATAATATAAGAGTAAATCTTTAGGAAGTGATTAAATATCTCTATGTCCAAATACTCCGTCTTTGAGCATTTTTTCCCATTGTTTTCTTGTGTCTTTTTCAATTTTGTTTTCGTTTATAAGTTTAATAATTTCTTCTGCTTCTAATTCAGTCATATCATTTAATGTACTCATAATATTTTGAATCATTTCTGATGGTAAGGCTGTGTGATAAATGTTGCTCTCAATGATGAACCATTGCGTATCTGTAATAGGCGTTGGCTCACCATCAAGCAACTCATCAAACCAATCCTCACTCACTAATCAACAATCTCATCTTGACCAAATACTCCTTGTTCATAGAACCCAGCAATCTTTAATACAACTCTTGACATTGCTCTCTTTTCTGCCATAGCAACAGGGAATTTCTTTCCACCACCCATTAGGTTGTTATCAGCAGCCTCTCCAAAACTCATAGCATTTCTAACATCATTACCTACTTTCATTGTTGCTGCTGCTCTTAATACACATATAGACTTTTGGGTATCCATATTAATAACCTCATAAGCAACTGTGATGTTGTTTCTTGAAACAATCTTATCTATACCTGTTCTTGTGATAATTACAAAACCTCTTTTGTCTTTGTATATATCCTCTTCTGTTAAACCATTTTCTTTGTAAAGCCTTCTAAGTGCTTCTTTTCTTGTTTCTACAACAGGCTCAGGTTGCTTTCTTAATTTTTCCTGCATTGTTTTTTTTGACATTTGTTTATTATTTAATTGATTAGTATTCGGTTGTTTTGCAATATCGTGCATTGCGTTAATAGTTTCTTGTTGCATTTGTGCAAACTGTTCTTTCATTTTTCCCATAATTGTTTATTGTTTTAGTTATTATATTCTATTTCTTCCCATAGACTTTGTGTTATTTCACACAACTCATTCCCATCTTCATTTTGTAATATATCTGGATACATTCCATTTAGATACCATTCGCTTACTACATTAAGAACTTCTTGATTAGTTAGTTTTAGTCTACCAATTATATTTTCTTCCATTTGTTTATAGTTTTAGTTATTAATTAATTGTAGAATCTAAGAGGGCAATTTTACCCTATCCGTTCAAGTATTACGACAAGTATTACAAGTAGATACCGAACCTCTCAAACTCTACAATGCAAATATATAAAATTGGATTGTACCACCAAAGGTTTTTTAACATTTTTTAATAAAATGTTTATCTACTAGGTTAAAATTTATTGATATATATGTTATTATTCTTGATGTATGGCTTATTTGTAGGTATTTTTTTTAACTCTCTGCCTAAAAAATCATACATTTTATTATGAATTTGAGAGTTTTTTATTTCGTTTATATATGTTAAACTTGGACTACATATAGTATCTTGTTTGGTTTTAGTACATAACAAGACATTAGTTATTGAATCATAGAATGATGTAGTTAGTGTCGCTATGTGTATTCCAATATCATAAGTATGGACTATTGCTTGATAACCTAATGCTATTGGATTATATATTCCAATAAAAGAAGTATCAATACCATCTCCAAAATCTAAATGATGAACAGTATAAAAGTTATCTTGTAACATATCACTATAAGGTATTATAAATGTTTTACCTCCACCATTAGTGCAAAACCAATCCGTTGTACATACTTGTGCTTGTACTTGAATAGATAATATCAGAAATAATAATCTCATAATTAAAAATAATGTACTAATCTTGCTACTTGACCACTATTTTTTTCGTGTATAAAACCTTCAACTGCTTTTAAAATCCCACAAAACCCTTTCCTTGAGTGCCAACTATCAGTTCCTGATGGTGAACGCATATATTCTACAGTAACTCCTATAAAATCTTTAGCATCCCTCCATTTATGTTTGATTTTGTGATGTAAATGATGTAAATACCAATATCTATACTTACTGCTACTCCACATCTCTGGCTTTTCTTGAGCCATTAATAAAGGTAAGTTATCCATTTTAGCACCATCACCATGCTCTAAGCCTATTAAGTTAGTGCCATACTGATAATACTTTCTATGTGCTACTCCAACATCAAAAGTAACTTCTTTGTCTTGCCTAAACCAACTCTTTAATGCGTGTGCTAAATGAAATCCACTTTG